TAAATACGCGGGGACTGGGCAACTTGCCTGGGATGACATGGCCGGGGCAACGGCTACCATTGCGGTCGGCTTGAGTGCAACCGGCGCGGGTGTTTCGGCGGTGGTGGATGCGTTTCTGGCGGCTACGGACGTGCAGACAGCCGCTGATAAAGCAGACCTGGACGCCGGGGCCGCAGCGATCACTTACCTCGGTTACGAGTTTGACGGCGAGACCTGGGTGACTCTGACCTCCGCGGGCGGCAACGCGCAGACCGGCACCCTCAAGTTGTGCATGGATTTTCTGTTGCCTCTTTAACCTTTTAACTCCAGGGACGGAAGATTCCTTCCGTCCCCATGAAGGAGAAGAAAAATGGCTGCATTAACCGCAAGCGATGTTACAGCGACCATTCTGGACAGAGATGCCACTCGGAGAGGGCGGCGAGTAAACCTGGTTCAACTGGTTTTTGGCGATGGCGCAAAAACCTATCCGGCAACCGGCGTTCCTTTGCCCGCCAAAGAAAAACTCGGCATGGTTCAGCAGGTTCTCCGGCTGTTCATCGTGGAAAAGCCGGTGAACGGCTATGACTATTTTTACGACAAAATCCATCATTCTATCCGCATTCAACAAAGCGCGTCGCACACCCATGATCTTCTAGTCAAGGGCGGAATTACCGCAGATGAGGATCTGGGGGTTTTGGCTTCCGGGCCAACGCTGGGTAAATTAGCGGCCACGGATCGGACTATTGCCGGAGCGAGTGTTTCTACCCAGGGCGGGGTTGTCTCATTAGCGGCGGCGCCCCTTGTCGAAGTTACTACGGCCCATGCGCCCGCATCTACCACCTTGGTAGTTGAAGTAAAGGGTCTTTAAAAATATGGGGCGGGGCAACCTGCCCCTTTCTTAGGATAAGCCATGGCGTCCAAAGTCGATATTTGCAACCTGGCCCTGGCCCGATTGGGCAACGAAAATATTTTGTCCATCGATGAGGACACTAAGCGGGCCAAGACGTTGAAAGCCATCTATGACCTGATTCGGGACATAGTGCTGGTAAATCATTCTTGGAACTTCGCTTCTACCCGGGTGGTTCTGGCGCGGTTAACGGAAGCGCCTTCTTTCGGCTATTCCTACGTCTATCAACTTCCCACCGATCCTTATTGTTTGCGGGTCCTGGGCCTGGTGGGGTCCAACAACCCTAACGTTGACCCTACCCTTGAATACAAGATTGAGGGGCGAAAATTATTGACCAATGAGAGCATGGCGCAAATCAAGTATATCTCCCAGGTCATCAATGAGGGCGATTTCTCACCACAGTTTGTCAGCGTCTTTGCCTACCGCTTGGCGGCAGAGGTGGCTTATAAGATCACCGGCAACGCCACTTTGAAAGGCGAGATTATAAAAGAATATCTGCTGGAACTCAGCAAGGCCAAGAGCATTGATGCCCAAGAAGACACGCCCGAAGTGTGGGAAAGCGAAAATTGGGCAGCGGCGAGAATTTAGATGAGTAAAATAGACCCCATTTTCAATAACTTTACCGCCGGAGAGATCAGTCCCTTATTAGCTGGGGCGGTCAACCTGGATAAATTTGCTTCGGGGTGTCAGACCATGGAGAATTTTCTTAGTCTGACCCACGGCCCGGCGAGTTTTCGGCAGGGGATGCGGTTTATTGCAGAGACTAAGACCAGCACGAAAAAATCAAGGCTGATTCCGTTTGAATTTTCCACTACCCAAGCCTACATATTGGAGTTTGGTGATCTTTATATACGGGTTTACAAAGATCGCGGGCAGATAGCAGTTAAATATGATACGGGTAGTAAGTATGACACGGGCATCCGTTATGATGTCTCAGTGGTGGAGATCGTTACCCCTTATTTAGAGGCAGACCTTCCTACCCTTAAATATGTGCAGTCCGCAGATGTCCTTTATCTGACACACCCGAATTATCCCCCAAAACAGTTGAGTCGCACCAGTCACACGGCCTGGACCCTTACTGATTATAATTTCCGGCAGGATGGTAAGGCGGGCCCTTTCTTAGATGAAAACACCACGCCCATAACTTTAACCCCTATCACAAATAATGAGATGCCGCCATATGCGGGGGACGGTTCGCAGACCGTTTTCCCTTATATCTTCAAGATACTTGCCGATACGGATTTAAGGGTCTATCTCACCAACGTCCTGGGTGTAAAAACCCTCCTTACTCTGACTACACATTACAGCGTCAGCGGCGCCGGGTCAGAAAGCGGCGGCAACGTAACGATGGTTACGCCTCCGGCGACCGGGGAGACCCTGACCATCATCAAGGAGCCACCGACGACCGAGGACGGCATCACGGTCATAGCCTCCGCTCCGCTGTTTAACGCCGGCCATGTGGATTCCATTTGGAGGATTAAGCACGGCACCACATGGGGAGTATTTAAGGTCACGGCTTTTACGGATTCCACCCATGTTAATGCCATGGTAATCACCACCTTGGGAGGGATAACCGCGGTCACTACTTGGCGGGAAGGGGCCTGGAGCGCCTACCGGGGATTTCCAAGTTGTCTGTCGTTTTATGAGGAGCGATTGTTTTTTGCGGCCACCCCTAATCAACCTCAGACCATTTGGGGTAGCAAGTCCGGCGATTATGTAAATTTTGCCCCGGAAGACACCATTACCGATTCCGGCCCCTTTAGCCGCACTATCGCCAGCAATGAGGTAAACCCAATTTACTGGCTGATTCCAGCGCGAATATTGATTGCCGGGACTGCCGGGGGCGAGTTTAAAATCTCTGGTTCTACCAGTGGCGCACCTTTGACTCCCACCAACGTAGCAATCCGGGAGGACACGGCCTACGGCGTAGCCAACATCAAACCGCAGGCCGTAGGCAATGTCATTTTGTTTGTGCAACGCCATGGCCGCAAGCTCCGGGAGTTGACCTATGATTTCGCCTCTGACAGCTATGTGGCGCCAGATTTGACGATTTTAAATGAGCATCTGACTTATCCGTGGATCATCGACATGGCCTTCATGCGTGACCCGTTTCAGATTCTTTGGAGTGTGCGGTCTGATGGGGTACTACTACCCATGATCTATGAGCGGTCTGAGAAGGTGGTGGGTTGGACCCGGCAAGTTACTGACGGCATGGTGGAGAGCGTGGCCACTATTCCGGGGCCGTCGCAAACAGAAGTCTGGCTGATTGTCAAGCGCGTCATCGGCGGGGTCACGAAACGATACGTGGAGCTTCTGGAGGATTTTATCAACGCCAACACCGCCCGCGAAGATTACTTTTTTGTGGACTCCGGGCTGACTTACGACGGTGCGCCAGCCACGGTGATTTCCGGCCTGAACCACCTGGAAGGCAAAGAAGTGGCGGTGCTGGCGGATGGGGCGGTGCATCCCAGAAAGACCGTAACCAGCGGGCGTATTACCCTGGATTATGCGGCCTCCGTGGTACAGGCGGGCCTTCCTTATGTGGGCACTTTTGTCAAAAGGTATTTTGAGGGAGGGTCACAGCAAGGAACTTCTCAAGCAAAGATTCGGCGTATTTATGAGCTAGCAGTGCGCCTGGATAATTCTTTTGGCGGCAAGGTCGGGCCGGACGCAGATAATTTGGAACCTCTGTGTATGCGGAGCGTGGGAGATGTTATGGATACCTCTCCCCCTATGGTGACTGGGGATGTGATCGCCGATTTCCGCGGGGTGTATGATACACCCGGGCAGATTATGATTAAACAGGATTTGCCCTTGCCTTTCACCATCTGCGCCTTGATGCCCAGACTAACGGTGATGGAAGGATGAGGCTGATTCCATTTCACCCGGATCACTTAGACCGGATTGTGGCCCGCGAATTTGAGGCCAGGGAAATGTTGTTGTTGGGGAATACCCAGGTAAAAAACCGAGCCTATGAATACCTGACGCATGGCCCGGCCTTTACCGGAATTTGTGGGGGGCAGTTGATAGGGTGTGCCGGCCTTTTCATTTTGTGGCCGGGAGTGGCCGAAGCCTGGGCCGTGAGCACGCCTCTATGGCCCTCCAAGGCACTGTCGGTGCATAAGGCTATACTTACCGGCCTCAACGAATTAAGCGCCACCCTGGGCCTCTGGCGCATCCAGACGGCAGTAAATGAGGCGCACAAGGTCAGTTACAAGTGGGTTGAGCACCTGGGGTTCAAATATGAGGGAGCGATGCCCGGTTACGGGCCCGACGCCGCTACTTATTTGCGGTTTGGGAGGGTGCGTCTTGCCGACTCTACCCCTTAGTTTCAATTGGGAGAAAAGTCAATGTCCTTCATAGCGCCCATACTTCCGTTTTTGGCCATGGCCGGTGGTGGAGTCAGTGGAATTTCTTCCATCTTGGGCGGCTTCGCGCAATCCTCTGCCATGAAATCCCAGGCGGAAGCGGCCCGATACAATCAGGCCGTGGCTTTACAGAACGCTGAGGCGGTCCGCAAGGCCGGGGACTATGAGAGAGAGAAGTTACAGCGCAAGCAGGCGCAGCTCCGGGGCACGGTTGAGGCCAACGTGGGCGCGTCAGGCGTGGAGATGGCCGGGACGCCCCTGGATGTCATGGCCGAAAACGCGTATTGGGCTGAGAAAGACCTGATCGCCCAGAAATACAACACGGAGACCCAGGCCGGGCGGTTTCAGTCGCAGGCGGCTAACTACGGCTTCGAGGCTGACCGGAACGAGTCCATGTCCGGCCTGCCTATCTTGCAGGGATTCATGGGGGCTGGGAGCACTCTTTTGGGGACGGCCTATAAGGTCTATGGGCCGCAAGGCTCCTCCAAAAGAGAAACTTTTTAAAGGATAAATAATTTATGCCTAAAATCCCTCTTTATGACCCGCAAGTAAACATGGTGGCCCATGGTCCGAATGTGGAGGTGGACACCAAGTCTTATGGCGTGGAAGGGCGGCAGATTGCGCAATCCTGGAAAGATGTAGGCAAGTTTGGGGAAATCCTGTCTGACGCGGGGATGGATTTTACCAAAAAGATTCGTCAGGCCCAGCAAGTCTCTGACGCCTCAGACGCTTATGCTGATTCAATGACGCAGCTTTTTGATTTGCGGAATAAAGTCAGAGATGAAAATCCAGACCCCGCGACCTGGCCGCAGGCATTCCGGGAAGGAGCCAGGCAGGTTTACCAGGATATTTCTGGCAATCTGAAGGATATGGCGGTTCAGTCGTATTTCAAAAGGCAGTACACAGACCATTTTGTCACGCAATTGCAGGGGGTGATGAATGATTCCCGGCACCAGCAGATAGAGAACCTGAACGGCAATGTCGAGGCCAGTTTTCCCCAATACCTGGAGCTGGCGGTGCAGGCTCCAGATGATTTGACCAGACAGCGGGTTATAAACAACTGGAACATTTTCGTTGACGGCATGACCCGGGGTGGCGCTCTGAACCCGGATAAAGGAGAAAAGCTAAAGCAGAGTTTTGACGCCACACTGAAATGGCGGCAGGCCACCGATGCGGCGGCGGCTGATCCGGCGAACTTTGACGCGAGGAAATGGGGATACACTGATGGGGAGAGCATCAAAAAATTGGATTCTTTTGCCCAGCAGTCCTTACACCTGAATTGGAATAAGAATGACTTAAAACTTGCTCAGATGTTCGAGGCCCAACAGTTGACCCCGGAATCTCTTAAGGATATGCGGGACCGCCGGGAGATTTCCCCGGCCCAACATGATCGTTATGGCGCCTACCTGGAAGGTAACGGCGGCTATGAGCATAACGAAGATAATTACCGGCAGGCGTTAGGCCGGCTTTATGACTTAGAGAATCCTTTAAGCCCGCAAGAGATCATGGCCAACATCAAGGGCGGGGAATGGAAGTTTGATACGAAGCATTATGAACATCTATTAAATGCGGCAGAGAGCATCGACCGGCGCACAGAGAAGGCGGAAGACACCGCGTTCAAGGCCAGAATTAATTATTGGAAAACACAATTTGGCAGTGGCTCCAGAAGCGAAAACTTTATGATGGGCTTGGGTCAGGCTCAGGCTGCCAAAGACGAAGGGAACTTAGGGAAGAACCGGGAGGAAATCAACGCGGCCGTGGATGGTATTTTTGCGCCACACCACAATCTCTATATGCAGGAATGGGGTATGGGCAATTATGCGCCAAAACCCGGGGTTAAGCAGACCTGGGGCGAATGGATAAGGAGACTAGTCCCGGGCAGCGTTCCGGCGCCGGCTCAACCTCAACAGCAACAGCAACCGCGTCGGTCTGGTTCTATCAGGAACGACATGGACTGGATGTCTCCGGATCTGCGGGGGTCAAAGTAATGCCCACCAATTATGAACTCGCCCAGACTTTCACGCCGGATGATTTAAGGGACATGGCCCTTAACGTGGCTGAGCACTACGGGATTCCCAAAGACATGTTCCTGGGCAAAATCGCGGTTGAATCGAATTGGAACCCCACGGCCAAGAACCCGGAATCATCGGCGGCGGGCCTTAATCAGTTCATTGACAGCACGGCGGAGAAATATTTTAAGGATGAAGGCGCCATCAGTAAGAACGCCGAAGACCCGAATGACCCCCGCTGGCACCCCGGCTATTCGATGGACGCGGCGGCCCGCTATCTCAAAGACCTCTATGCCGAAAGGGGTAGTTGGGAAGGGGCTTTGCAAGGATATTACGGCTCCAAAACGCCGGGAGCCAATCAAGCCTATGTAGAGAAGATCAAGGAAGCAGCGGCAGGTGAAGCCGATGAGTATGAGCATTTTCGGCAAGGCCAATTCATGCAAGTAGCCGGGGCCGCTGATGTGGGGTTCGGTCTATCTCCAGTTGCTGAAGACCATCCACAGAAACTTTATGAACAGGTCCGGGAATACCTGGGGCTGAATACTGAGCCATGGAAACCTTCTCCGGTGTTGCAAAAGATTTTCAATGATTTTCTCCAGAGTGAGGTAACGCCTTATGCGGGAATGACGCCGGAAGAGCAGGATTCGGCGAATTTGAGCGCAGAGATCGCTGGACCGGCGGCCTTGGGAATCTCCGGTGAAGACCTTCTCTATCCTGACTGGCGGCGCAAAGATATTGTGGAAAGCGAGATACAACGGGTCATGGGCCGGTTTGTGGACGGTTACACCGCCGGTTTGACGGAAGGGGCGAAAAAGGCGGCTTTCGGGGATGTGTTCAAGCCGGAGACCAACGTGGGAATGGTGGCCGGGGAAGGAGCTTACCTGGCGGGGCAGATTTTAGGACCATTCAAGATCATCAAGTGGCTCACCGGCTCCTATCTTTTCCCTACGGTTTCGGGGCTGCGCACCATGACGCAGGTTCTTACCAGGGGTATGACAGAGGGCGCGGTTAACGTGGGGGTTCTCATGGGTCTGAGCCGGATAATCCCCGCCATGATTGAGAATGAGAAGGTAGAGAAGTTTGGCCTGGATGTTCTCAACAGCGCCAAATCCGGGGCGCTGGTGGGGGCGGCCTTTCCTCTGCTTTCGTTGATCCCTGGCCAGGGTGCCGTGGGCACCGGGGCGCGCATGGCCGCGGGGTTTGCAGCTATGGATTATATGCAGGCCGCGCCCGGTAAATGGTCCACCTTGGGGGATTTCTATCAGGCGTTCACCACCTGGGATGAGGAGAGCAAAAAGCAGTTTACGTCTCTTGCCTATCAATACCTCCGGGACCTCTATTTTGCCCGGACGGTGGGGCCCCTTAAAGAGACCACGGCAGCTTATAATCAGAATCAGATTTTGCAGAAAATAGTCAAGCTCAATCCTGAAGAACTTGAGAAGGAAATAATGGGGGCGACGGGGCAGAAAATTTATGAGACACCTGCCCCAGCCAATGCGCCAAGCGCATTTGAGAAGGGTGCTGAAGTTGGGGGTCCTCCTACCCCTGGTGAAGGCGGCTACCAGGGCATTGTGGAAAAAGAACCCGAAATTGTCCCGGCTGCTGGGACAGAACGAACCGGACCCGGAGAAGTTCAAGCCCCTGAGATAAGGGAAAAGGGGGCGGCCCTTCCCCCCGCCGGGGTTTCCCCTCCCCCGGAGGCCGCCGCCGCGGAAGGGGCGATGGAAGGGGGTAAAAAGGAGACCCTCCTTTACTCTGGCGGCCCCGCTACCGCGGAGCCTCTCAAAAAAGCAGCAGTAGCCGTGATTGAAGACACGGCCAACTTGCTCAAGGATGCGCCGGAACAGATCAGGACAGCAGGCGAAAAAATCCGGGATTCGGCCAAGCGGCTTTGGAATTATTATCAAAATCCCTTTGAGATCAGGGAAACGGCCTACAAGGACCTTATCAAGGATTATCTGGGCGACGTGCAAATAGCCGGTCATAAAAACGCTGAATATATCAAAACCATTGTTGACGCTTTGCCAGATGTCACCGTGCGGAAAGGGATCACCAACTGGATTCAGGCGGACGGTAATAAAGACTTGCTGCGGCAGTGGGCAGAAAAATCCCAAGGAGATTTGAAGAAGGGCTATGAAGCAGCCTTGAACTTAACGCCAGAGCAAGAGGTCCTGGCCCGCGAGATTTCTGCTAAATACGATTATTATTTGCAAGAGGCTCAGGCCGCGGAAATCATAGAGCACGGTTTAGAGAATTACGTCAATCAAATGTGGAAAAAAGATAGCCATAATAAGACCGAACTCCAGAAATTACAGGCCGAGATCAACGCGGGTTTGCTGAATACCAATTTCAAATATGCCAAGAAGCGGATCTTTGGCAGTTATTTTGAGGGGGAACAGGCAGGCCGCATTCCTGTAAATAAAGACATAGCTTTCCTCTTGGGCCATTACGATCAAGCTATGTATGGGGCCATAGCCGCCCGGAGAGTGATTAAAAACTTGACTAAGGGCCAGGCAGATGACGGTCGCCCCCTGGTGTCGGTGTCGGGGGCAGGGAAACAAATAACCAAGCCGGGTGAAGATGTTTCCTTCGAAAAGGCCCCCGGCGAATACGATATGACCGAAGCCAAGGGGCCGCAGGCATACCTCATCAGACCCCGGGTTAGCCCGGAGGAAACGGGTGATTACCGCTATATCGACCACCCGGCCCTCAGAAAATGGAAGTGGATAGATAAAGACCCCAACGGTGCGCCGATTTTTATCGAAGGAGATTTGCGGGTCCATCCTGATATTTATCAGCACTTAAAAAATATCCTGGGCACGTCGGCTATCAGGAAATATGCCCTTGGCCGCGCTGCCTTGAAGGTGTCCCAAAATCTTAAGGGCGTGTTGCTTTCCGGTCTGCCTTCTGGATTCCATCAGGTGAATTTGGCGACCCATGCCGTTTTTCATAGGATTAACCCCTTTACTTGCCCGGAGATCGATTTTAGCGACCCGGTGCAGGTCAAGGCCGTCAAAAGCGGCCTAATGGTCTATAACCATCGGGCCTTAGAGCAATTCTCTGAAGGTCTACATTCAACCGGGCTTGCTGCCAAAGTGCCGGGCATAGGCCGGGTTACTCAGGCTTATGGGGAATATCTGTTCCAAGACCTGATCCCCCGGTACAAGATGAAACTTTTCAAAGAGGCTTATGCGCGCAATCTTGAGAGATATACGGGTAAATACACTGAGGACCAAATAGCGGAAATAACGGCCAATCAAGCAAATGCAGCCTTCGGGGAACTGAATTACAGAGCCATGGGGCGTAATCCCACGATGCAGGATACTTTCCGTTTGCTATCCCTGGCCCCGGATTTTCTGGAGGCCCGGCTGCGGTTTGTGGGTCAAGCTTTAAAACCAGGGGGAAGAGAGCAAAGCGCAGCCTTACTCAAAGCGGCTATCGGCATGTATGGCGTAGCGGCAATTGCCAACATGATATTGAGTGATGACCATGAGGGACATTGGGATAAACCCTTTACCCTGGTTATCGGCAAAAATGAATATGCTCTGCGATCGGTCCCCGGCGACATGATTCATTTAATTTCAGACCCGAGGAGTTTTGTTTATCACCGCCTGAATCCGACCATTGCTAAACCATTGATCGAATTTATAACCCAAAGGGATGTTTACGGCCGGCTGCGTAACTGGCAGGAACAGATCGGAGATTTTTTCAGAGGGCACGTGCCGATCCCCGCACAAGGATTAGTGAGCAAGGGAGAGAGGACTATTTTGCAATCCGCCTTACAATCCATCGGGGTGTCATCCTGGAGATACAAAAGCAGTGCCGAAAAACAAATGACCGACTTCTATCAAAGGCGGGCCATGCTCAATCTTTCGGCGGAAGAAAGAGAGTCCGGGGAATTTAAAAGAGGCATCATGGCCCGGGCCCGGGAAGGCGATCAGCAGGGATTCCTTACTGCCCTGCATCAGGCCCGGAAAGAAGGCCAACTCACCTATTCCCAATATTACCGAATGATGGATGATGGCCGGGAGATTCTGCGGGACCCACATTATGGGGCGTTCCGGGTATCTTTCAGAAAATTGACGGACTTGGGGGAGGCGATCAAGGTTTTTACTCTAGCTAAACCTGATGAGAGAATGGCTATAAAAAATTTGATGGCGCAGAAATGGGAAAACGCCAAGGATGACACACGCCGGAAATACCGCCGGGAATTTCTGGAGTTAAGAGAGAAAATAGCCGCAGGAAAATAAGGAGATAGATCATGACCGTCACTACCACAACTAATCGGATGCCGCCATATGCGGGGGACGGTTCGCAGACCATTTTCCCTTTTACCTTCAAGATATTTGTCAATACGGATTTAAGGGTCTATCTCACCAACGTCCTGGGTGTAAAAACCCTCCTTACTCTGACTACACATTACAGCGTCAGTGGCGCCGGGTCAGAAAGCGGCGGCAACGTAACGATGGTTACGCCTCCGGCGACCGGGGAGACCCTGACCATCATCCGGCAACTGCCCTTGACCCAGGAGACCGACTATACCGAAGCCGACAAGTTCCCGGCGCAATCCCATGAAAACGCTCTGGACCGGCAGACGATGATCAGCCAACAATTGGATGACAAATTTAATCGAGTGCCGATATTATCCGAAGTTACCACTAAAACTTCAGTAGTCTTTCCAGAGAATATTTCTGGTTATCCTTCGTATCTGAGATGGAATGCTGCCGGGTCGGGCTTGGAATTGGCCACAGTATTACCTTCTACGGGATTCGACCTTGAATGGATAGATGCTCGGAGTTATGGAGCTTCATTAACCGGCGCAACATTGGCAGCGGCTATTGCGGCTAATCCAAACGGAGGAATTCTCTATGTTTCCCACGGCTCCTGGTTGATTACTTCAGATCTCACCATCCCCGCCAATATTACTTTAAAACTGGAACGAGGAGCGATTTTTTCTATCGCTGACGGCATGACCCTCACCATTAACGGCAGTCTCGAGGCTGGCCTTTACCAGATATTTTCTTGTACCGGCACGGGGAAGGTGCTGTTTGGAGACGGAGCGGTTAAGGAAGGCTACCTGGAATGGTGGGGCGGCAAGGGTGATGATTTAACTGACAACTATGCACCCTTCAGTGCGACACTCAAAGCCGGCAGCAGAATTTCAATCCTTGACGGGATTTACCGAATTGTTGGTGCATCTACACCAATATATCTGAACGCTGCCTCCCTGAGTCCGCTTTCGGCTTTGAAGACCTACGGTATATTGGGGAATGGCTGGCGTTCCCATCTCTCATTATACAATTTTACCAACCAGACGTATCTTCTGGTAGTCAATGAGGACCCCACGACCGGCAATCTCTACAGTGTTGCCGGCAACCGTTTCCCCGCCCTCAAGATGCATGACCTTTGGATTGATGCCCTTAAATCCACCACACCGAATCTAGCCAAACTACGCTATTCCCAGGTGGATGTGCAGTATTGCTTTATTAGGGGATTTACCAATGGGTTCGTCACTGGCACTGAATACTGCGAGCCTAATCTTCTGAAAGACAGCATCTGGCGGCCAGGCGTGACTTGCGGTGGAGCTACGCCGACAGGATATCTCTGGGTGCAGAACGGCTACGGCGATGGCACAGTCCTCGACCACATCTACTGTTCCGCACCAGATGGACATGCCATTGATATGCATAATTGTGGGCTAGCATATTTTGGGGGATCATCATCCGGGGCGGTAGTCAACGGCAAAATTACCAACTGTGTTGGCGGCATGATTTACCTGGAACAGACTGAGAATTTTATTATTGATAACCAACATTCTGAGAATGTTGGTGCTGGCCATCGTGCGTTGCAGGCCAAACACGCGCAATTTACCCTGAAAAACAGTTGGATTCAGAACAATTATGATGCTGCTACGGAACCAATATTGATCGAAGGGAGTAATGGCGGCACAACCATATTCCAAAATAATAATTTTTCCACCCGTTTGTTAAATCCCTATGGCGCCGCAGCACCGGGGGATATTAGATTTGGAGCCTCTCTGGGGGGCGGCCAAACTATCATCCTGCACCATAACCAGCGCTTAATATCGTCCAGCGGCGGTGGAGGTGCATTTTTCGCAACTGTTGGCATCCGGGCCACGGCAGCGGATAGCGCCCTCAACACGGCGTTGACTACCTATCCGGGGGTACGGCTGCTCTCAGGCGATGTAGCTATCACCTATCACAGCGGCGCCATGGTCTGGGGGGTCAGTCAGCTCAATAATGAGCCAATTCGTTTGCCCTTGTTGGGTACACCCGGGTTGGTGACTCCTACGGTGGAAACCTGGTATTATTCTAACCTGGCAGCCGGGACTTATTATTATCGGCTGGCCTATTACGTCCATGATGATGGCAACGGATTTGGTCTACATTCGGCCGCGACAACAGTAGATGTGTCTCAGACCGTCAGCGCCAATCAGGCCCTTAAATTGAGCATTGGTAATGGCGATTCTTATGTAGTCGCCCGTATCTGGCGGGGTACTGCCAGTGGGGTTTATGACCACTACGTTGATATTCCAGTAATTCGAGGCGCTACCTTGCTGTATGATTGTGGCGACCATGTGAGCGGTTTTCCATGGCTCACCGCGAACATTCCTGGTTTACCTGCGTCCAATACGACCCTGGAAGGATTGCTTTATCCTAATGGCCTGCGGGAGTTCTGGGCTGCGGCCCTACCTGCCAGTGGTGAGTTTCTGGGGGTCAAGGGTGATGATATAAAACTGACCTTACCATCTGATGGGGCTTCACCTGGATCGGTCTGTGTCAGTTCCGTGGCCACCACGATGCGAGTACAGGCCGTAGCCACTAACACTATTCTGGAGGTGGTCTCCACCACCGGTATGATTGCCGGACAGACCATCGGCGTGGTCCTGGACAATGGCGCCATTCACAGCACCACTATCGCCAGTATCACCGATGCTGACACCCTTGTATTGACTGCTGCCATTCCTACCGGGCGCACTGCCAATATAGGAGCAGCTGTGAAGACATTCCGTCTAAAGGCTAAGCCCAATCTGGCGGCGTAGGATTTTGTTGTATGGACACCCTTTTGATGAATCATGTATTGGCAGCGTTACAAAAGAGACAGGTGCTGCCCTTAAATAGGAAGGCCCTAAAAAACAAAAACCAGTTTTTAAACCAGGAGGTAAAGCTATGGCGGTAAGAGCTTATGTGGAAAAGAATTTGGGCGGAGGGGTGAGAAAGGTCTCCTGGACCGGCCTGACCAAGGCTACGAATGATGTGGGCCAATGGTATCAACTGGAAAGCACCGGACCTCGCTTCAACGATAAGACGGTGCACGTTTACGGAACCTTCGGTACCGGCGGTAATCTGAAGATGCAGGGGTCCAACCTGGACACGCCCACGGACGCCACGAATTTTCAGATATTGGATTCGGCCAATGCCGACATGGAGTTCACCGCGGTGGCAGGCAAGGTGGCCATGCAGAATCCGCAGTTTATCCGTCCGGCAATCACCGCGGGAGATGCTAACACCAATTTGACTTGCGAGATGGTTATCGGCAGATAGGAAAACCAAAAAATTGTAAGGGGGTGAAATATGGCTGATTTCCCTATTGTTCTATCCAATGTGATCGCTGAAGTATCTGAAATAAAAGCGATACATATTAACAACCTGGAAGCCAAGGTTGGCATAGATGCATCTGCGGTTGTTACTTCTCTGGACTATCTGTTGAAAAACTCTGCCAGTATTAACCCTGGCCATAAACACAGCAAACTTTGGGCCTCGGGTGGCGCCCCTGAGGCGATTACTGTGGATGCGACCGGCAACGTCGGCATTGGGACGACAAGTCCGGCCACCAAGCTCCACCTGGCCGAAACCATTATCACCTCTCCCCGGGGCCTCATGTCTTCACAGCACAACGCCGGGGACGATGGGGCGCGGCTCCATCTGCGCAAGTCTCGGGGCACCCTGGCCAGCCCCGCGGTGATCGTCACCGGCGACAACCTGGGCCGTTTGGTGGCCTCCGGTTATGATGGCGCCGCCTACCAGGAAATGGCCGGGATTACCTTCGGAACCGAAGGCACCATCGGAGCCAACCAGGTCCCGACCTACCTGGCCTTTTTTACCGCCACTAACGCCTCACCTTCAGTGCTGACCGAAAGAATGCGAATCACCGCGGCTGGCAACGTCGGCATCGGGACGACGAGTCCCGATGCCGCCGCCCTTTTACACCTGGTCTCCACCACTAAAGGCTTCCTGCCTCCAGTGCTAACCACCACGCAGAAAGCCGCCATCAGCACGCCGCCGGAGGGCTTGATAGTTTACGATGCGACCTTGCACGCCCCCGGTTTTTATAACGCCTCAGCGTGGAAAACGGTGGCTTATCTGGAGTCGCCCGCCTTCACTACTCCCAATATTGGAGTAGGGGCCGGGACCTCGTTGGCCCTGTCCGGAGGTTTCGGTTGCAACGGGAAGGCCATTCAAACCGCCTATGCCTCCGGGGGGGCTTTGGCTGGATATGCTACCGGCGCTTATGGGCTGGATACCGCCACGAACATGCAGGCTATGTTTAATCTGGTGGTAGCCATGAGAGCCGCCTTGGTTGCCAACGGCATAATGAGCTAAAGGAGAAAAACAATGACTAAAGGAAATCTTAAAATTGCAGAGCAAAACCCACTGGAAAAATTGCAGGCAGAAAACCGGCAATTGCAAAAAGATCTGATGCAAGAGCGGGTTTTGCGCATCGATCTTCAGATGCAGTTATTGGGGTTTATGCGGCAAGAAGCGGCAGGGAAATTTCAAGAATTACAGGCAGAAGCGCCGCCGAAAACTATAAATTAAAGCCATGGCCCACGTCGGAGCAAGGAATGACGCTTGTCCCTAAATTGGTTTTAATTGTCTTGGATTAAAAAAGGGGATATTTAAATGATAATTAAACGCCGCCGCGACGGACGCTTTTGGCGTTACGTCCCCCGTCTGGGCGCGGTCACCACTGCTGCTAATCAAACCGTGGTCATCCAGGAATGGAACGCCACGGCTCCCACGACGATTAATTGGGGCGACGGCAGCACCAAAGTAGTTCCGGCCAACACTGGGACCACGATCAGCCATACCTATGCAGTGGCAGGGACCTATACCATCCGCTTAAGCGTTTCGCCCCTGGCCGTGACCCGGATGGATTTTCGAGATGTTGGGTTACAGGTCTATTCGGCCTGGCTTAAGCAGTGCGTTAATACTATCTATTTCAGATGTTCGACTGGGCCACAGGGTGTCATCAACAGCGCTGATATGTCTGCCTGGAGACCGATAACCTGGGATTGCTTTATTCTACCTGCCGGTTTCACTGGCGTCATCAACAGCGCTGATATGTCTGCCTGGAGACCGACAACTTGGCTTTGCTTTAGTCTACCTGCCGGTTTCACTGGCACCATCAACAGCGCTGATATGTCTGCCTGGAGACCGACGTACTGGTATTGCTTCAACCTGCCTACTGGTTTCACCGGCACCATCAACAGCGCTGATATGTCTGCCTGGAGACCGACGGACTGGCAATGCTGTAGTCTGCCTGCCGTCATGAGGCCTTTAACCGTGGCTGCTGCTGATTTTTCAGCTTGGACTACTATGACAAATTTCTATATCAAAGACAACAGCCTTTCCCAAGCCCAGGTAGATGCCGTCCTCCAGGGAATGTATGCCGCTTTTGCCACACGGACGGTAGCAAACGGTACAATCCTCGCGGCTGGCAACAATGCGGCCCCGTCCGGCACCTATCAAGCCGACTGCCCGCCGGTTTCGGGTAAGGAATGGGCCTACGAATTAACGCACGATAGTTGCAGTGTCAACCCAACACATAAATGGCTGACGGTGACGACTAACTAAAAGGAGAGCAATATCATGGGCGAAGTCCGAGCCATTACCGTGCCGCTGTTTTGGGCCATTATCGAAGACGAAACCTTATTGGAAGCCGGAGTGACCAACCCAGGGGAAATGACCGGGAGCGAGAAGGAGTTCCTGGTAAGTGACAATGAAAACGGCCTCCTTGCCCTGTTATCGCCTCATGGGATCACTAAGGAAGAGTATCGGGCGATGAAGTAAGCGTTAACTTTTAACCAATGGGAAGGGTTTATGGATGCCGACTCAGAATTTTGGCGAAATTACCTGGAACCTGGATTGTCTGGTGACCGGGACCCTGGCCCAGGGACAATTCCTGGACGGCCTGCGGCGGCTGATAGCCTTCTTGGAAATGGATACCGCCGGGATGCCGCCGGATATCCGCTCCTATCCCCTCCCGGATGGCCGGGGCGGGGAAGGCAAGACGGTTTATCAGCCCTTCGTGGAACCCAGGGCACTGCTGCACCAGCCCCTGACCACCAGCTTCATAATCCTGGATATTTGGCTGGAGCACTTCACCATCACCCTCAAAAGCTGCATCCGGTTCTCGCCCGAGGCGGTAGTCAGGGAGATTGAACGCCTCTTCGGGCCGGTCCGGGACCGGCATGATTGGACCCTCGGGCCGGTGGAGCAGGGGCGCCGGGGCGCTACCGAGAGGTCCTAAAATGATTCCCAAACTCAATGATCCGGAGCATCTGATCATTATCATCCTGGCTCTATTAATGGCCATAGCATTGGTGGGAGCCGGGTTAGGTTTAGGGAAACTAATAGGGCCTTTGGTCAATAAATTATTGGGCCGGGAAAATATCAATCTCACGGTCAATACGGGGGAGAATGGCATGGCGGAAACCAAAGGGGTAGGACCAATGAAGGGAGGCATCTGTGACCCGGAAAAATGCGCCCCTTTGGTGGCCATACGGGGTCAACAACAACGAAACATAGGAGATATTGAGAAGCTCGGAGGTGATATACGCGATTGGACCGTACTTTTTTTTAAGAAATTGACCTTTATCCAGGCTCAAAACAACGTAATACTCCGCTGCCTGGTCAAGAATAACCAATTAAACGAATCGGATATTCCCAAGGAGGCCCCATGAAAG